ATCAGGGTCATAAGCAAGTGCTACATGTGCGCTGGTTTCGGCGTCTACCACTAGCTCCGTGCCAAAAGATATGCTGGTTCCGCTCACTGTACCCACTCTGGCGCGTAGATGATTACTAGCTCCTCTATACGCTAAAAGCACTTTATCTTGCCCAGTGTCGTAGGACATAGCAATGTATGAAGCTGTTGTACTGAACTCTACAGGTGTGCCATAAGAGATAGTGTTGCTGGCGGTTGGAGTAGCAACCACTACCTTACCTTTACCTGAATCTCCGTTATCGTCGTAGGCAATAAGGGTTTTACCCGTGTCAGGATCAAAAACAACCTGTGCATATTCTGAGAGACCGTTTGTTTGATAATTAGCTTCTGTGCCGACAGCCTCTGAGATGCCCGCTACCTGCGACACCGTACCATTAGCATTCAGAACCACAGGCTTGCCAGAAGCTATTGTCCCACTGGCCGTGAAATCGACAATGTTCTGCCCACCACCGCTGGGCAGCAGATCAGAAAGATTACTCATTTACACGCTCCAGCCGATTGTTCCGTTGATGTAGGTCATTACGATCTCAGCGAAGTTCTTGTCAAACGTCAGGTCGCTTGCGCTACTGGCAATGTTTGAGCTGTTCCTAGCCACCGTAAAGTTCGTAGTCTCTGCGGCACCCGTGCCGTCTTTAATTACCACGACATCTCCTGCACTAGGGGATGAAGGCAGCGTAATCGTTATACTACCGGCAGTTACTACAACATAGTCCCTGTTACTCGCTGTATAGTTGCCGCTCTTCATCAGAGGGACTATCGCGCCAGAGCCACCATTAGCAAAAGGCAACACACCTGATACGTTTGCAGTCAGACTACAGTAGGTAGTGGCTGTAGAGCCTGTACCACCATTGCCTGTGGGTAGTGTACCCGTGACTTGTGAGGTTAGGTTTACATTGGCTAACGTACCGCCAAGGGTAAGATTGCCTGAGCTGGTGACCGTGCCGGTAAGTGTTATGCCATTTACTGACCCTGTACCGCCTACACTAGTAACAGTGCCATCGCCCACATCAACTTGACCCAAGGCGTCTACTACAGCAGCCCCGGAACCCGCGCCATCCAGATATACAATCTTTGCTGCGCCCGTAGGTATGGTGACGTTAGCCCCAGAGCCTTGTGATATGTTTATAGACTGACTTCCGCTAGTAGCGTTCTCTATCCACATCACCCGAGAAACGGTGTTTGGCCCAATAGTCAAGGTTCTGGTTGCCGTAAGAGACGCGCCAGAAGTGACCTTTAAATACAGCGCACGAGCCGGGTCAGTCGCTCCATCAGCCACCGTCGTAGTAGCATCAGCGTCTGAAGCAAAGGCTGCTTGCGTAGCATACCCTAGCGATTCTCCGATAAGCTCTAAATTTGTATTTGTACTCGTGCCCCAAGTGCCGTCTTCATCACCTGTGGTTATTTCTTTAAGTCTTAAATTGTTTACATAAGTAGCCATTCGTCAGCTCCTAGGCGGCTTTATCTATATCCACCCATCCGGGCGTCTGTGTGTCTGTTACGTTTGTCCAGTTAGGTGTTTGACTGTCGTCTATTGTAGTCCATATAAAAAAGTTTACATCCCCAACTGCACCGGTTCCAGCTACTCCCGTAGGGATAATTGTGTCGTCTACCGAAATCGCTACGGTGCCTATTGCACCAGTCCCTGCTACACCTGTTACTGCTGGAACTACAGTAGCGCCATCTGCACCTATCTGTCCTGTGCCTGATACGCCTGTTGGAGTAACATTTCTATCGTAGGCCGGTGTTATTGTGCCTATGGCACCTGTGCCGGATACGCCTGTGATTGCAGGCACTACTGCATCCGTTGCAGTCCCTACAGCTCCGGTTCCGCTGACCCCAGTAACATTAAGAGCTACTTGGGTTGTTACATTCCCTACAGCACCTGTGGCACTTACGCCATCTGGTATAATAATGTCGGCAATGAAAACATTTACAGTACCAACCGCGCCGGTGCCCTCGACACCTACCGGGATCACCACATCGTCTACAGCAACGACGAAGCCTCCCATTTCTCCTACGCCCTGTACCCCTGTGGGTATTTGGACGCTGCTGTAGTTAGTTACTACCGTACCTACAGCCCCGGTGCCTTCCACTCCACTTACAACTACGGAGTCTCCGACATTTATTGCGACGGTGCCTATTGCACCTGTACCTACCACGCCTACCGGGACAACACTATCCGATATAGCAAATGTTACAGTCCCTACTGCTCCGGTGCCGGAAACGGAGACATTAACATTCTCACCCCAAGCACCTTCGCCCCAAGCACCGTTTCCCCAAGTCGCCCCGAGGTCTAGGATGGTACCTACACCACCCCAGCTATTACTGCCCCAGCCTCGCTCACCAAAGCCGCTTGTTGGCCCTGAATACATGAGGCTGTCCTACTAAGCTATGCGAATAATCGCAGTAGAGGCGCCAGCAGCGGGGAACTGGATTTGGAAATCGCCAGTGCTAACAGTTTGATCGCCACCAAAACTTAATACCGCACAAGCAGAATTAGAGTTGTTAGTGTTATAGATCATCGCGCCACTTGTAGTGAAAGACGCACTTGACCAAGTAGTGTCAGCAAAATCGCAGACAGCAGTAGTGCCACTAGCCACAGGAGTTACGTTAGTCAGAGTGTTACCGCCTGCGCTGTATCCTGTACCGCTGGTCTCATCGCTGTTGCCAGTGATATTAGAGTAATTAGTGCTTGCAGCGCCATAGGTTCCACTGCCTGAAGCAGTTGCCTTTAATAGCGCAATCTTCAATGTATCAGCGCCATTTTGCAGGTCGTGTAAGCCCTTAAGCAGCTCAACTTTAAAGCTGGTTGGCATCGCTGTAGTGACGGTAATAGCCATGTTAAATCTCCAATAATTTTACAAGTTCCGAATGCCCAACATCACGGAACCTATTTGCCAAAGTAGTGCGGTCAGATCGTATAGCTTGTTTCATGCTTTCCACTAACACACCACGAATTTGATTTTTGAAAGCCTCTGCCTGCTCCTGTATGGCCGGATGGCAGTTGCCTCCTACATAAATAATCTTGTCTAGCGCCTGTTCAGCCAGCTCTTCGGGAGTAAAGCCCCGATTTGAAACAGCAGATACTGTAACAGTGCCTACTTCAACCAGACCATCTGCACTAATCAAGCGACTTCTCTCCTAACCTGCCCAGAACGATAAGTGTCCTCGCGGAGTTTGCCGTCACCAAGGTTCTTCAACAGAGCCAGTGCTTGCACATACATTTTTTCGTATAACGCCACCATGTCAGGCTCACCCTTCTGGAAGCGTATTGCTTCTACCAACGTGCCATTTAACAACGCTGAATCAAAATTAGTGCCTAGCCAAGTAGTACCAGCAGTCACAATAGACTGTGGGTAGTACCCAAAATGTATTTCGGCAGCGTAATTAGCATCTGGTGTTGGCCCTATAATAAAACTTGTTTCGTCAAATATAGCGTAATGTTGGGGTGTACCTGTGGTTGCAGGGTTAGGATAGGCTTCACGGATGAAGTTAGAGTCTTTGTCCAACAAGTAAATGTAGTTGTTTCCACTAATAATTGCTAAAGAAAACACGTACAACATACCGCTAGGCATCGTCAGATACTTATTCCCAGTAGTTAAAGTACCTGTTTGATTTTTACGCAACGCAGGAATCTGCACCGTGCTGTATATCTTCTGCTCGGCTTGCTCTGCAAACATGGCGTGTTGATCTGCCGTAAATGTCTGCTCACAGATATCTTCTACATTTGCTTTTAGCTCAGTGTAATTCACTACGCCATTGGCCCCCGTGCCATTGTGCCTTTAGTAGCAGCACCAGTACCGCGAATTTTAACGCCACTAGTTTTCATGTCTTTAGGCGGTTGATTAACAGTGTCCACCTTGTAAGCCACAGGCTCGTTGGGGTGTTCAATAACACTGGGCGCCTTTTTGTTTGATCTTTTCATTTTCAAACCTCTAAGTGATTGAAATCGTTACTTGGCCTATCTGTCCTGACCCTAAAACTAACGAGGGGTTTATAGGCTGTATATGTGCTCTACTAGCTGCAAGCTCCGCAGCGTCTGATCTAGGATCGCGCACTGCCTGTGGATCATCTACTGGAAACTCTCCCAGCCTGTTTTGTGGCTGGTCTGGGTTCCAACATTCGGGACAAGCTTTTAAGTTTGTCTTGTTCCCTTTTACAATTAGTTGTCTAAGCTCTCTAAGTTTGTACTGAAACCCGCAAATATCGCATATCGCTATTGCGTTCTGAGCCGAGGCAAATCTCTGACTCATGTCTACCTCACGCCATAGCTACGAGGTACTAAACTAATAGAAGCTTTTTCTCTGTCTTCTCCTGCCGCTAGTTCAAACTGCCTTTCATACTCTGCTTGTATCATAGGTATTCTAGGCATCAGTTCTGGGTCTTTTTGCGCTATATAATACGCAAGCCCTGCAACTAGGCAGGGCAAGAATCTAAAGTTGACATCGGCGGTGTTCACACCCGTTCCCGAATCCTCAATACGGCGCATACGGTAATACTTTAAAATATAGTACGGGGCAAGCGCAGTGCCCTGATCTGGGACGGGCCATACAGTGACGGAGGGGTTTGCTTGGCCTCTGTCTATATACAGTTGTATAGGGCGTCCCTGAGAAAGTTTGTTAGGAATACTAGAGTAAGTAGATACACTTATGCGCGTAATGTTGAGATCAGACTGAGTAGTAACATTACCGCTACCAGTACGTACAACGTGCTCAAGCAAATCAATGGTGTCTGCCGGTAGAGCGTACGTCGCCGTTCCTTCCACAAGGTTGACAGTGCCTTCATCTATAGTCCACATGTTAATGCCACGGTTCTGCCACTCAATAGTAAGCAGGTTCATAGACCTACGTGCAGTACGCAGGTCATATCCCGAACGCATCTCACGGCCAGCACGTTCCCACGCTTCTTCAGCGATCTCCGTGAAGTCCATATTGAATGTGGCAGTTCCCGAGGTAGTCATAGATTACTTCTTCTTGCGTCTCATGCCTGCTTTCTTTTTGGCTTTGCCGCCTTTTTTAAAGCCCATTGGGCCTTTCTTCTTAGCCATGCCGCCACCGCGCATACCTTTTTTCATAAAACCTTTTTTAGCACCTGCCATCTTTCAGTCTCCTGTAAAAGTTTGTACGAAGTTCGTACATGTCAGCTACATCATACTCTTGAAAATACTTATCGTAATAACCAAGAGGTCTTAACTTCTCTGCGGCTTTCTCTAACTTGGATAACCGCTGCACAAACAATAGTGCGTATTCAGTATCTGCTTGGGGTTCAAACTCCCCCTCGTCGAACAACTCGTTAGCTTCATCCTCTGGGTGAAAACCCATAACCCACATGTCTTTGTCTCTAAACACGTTGTTTGCGATGGCTTCGTTTATGCTATCTACAAACTGATGAAACTCGTCTTGGTCTTCTATGAACTCCGTATCCGCTATGATTACTAAGTCTTTTCTGTCGTCCCAGTTGTGGAGCGCCATGTACAGTCTTTTGTAATCTTCAGCCTCAAACTTAAAAACTATGTCTACTTTACTCTCTTGCCACGCTGCTTTTGCGTATGGACAGGGGGGTAAATTGTTAAATTCCGGGTTGCTTACCTCTAAAGTATGCTTTGACCACTCTTTTATTTCTTCTACTATGTCGTTACGTTCAGTCCAAGTAATCATTTCTTTTTCTTAGCAACTTTCTTTTTCTTCTTCCGTAAAGACTCTACTCTTCTGGGCTTGCCTGCCGGTTGCCCCAGCCGTTTTTTCTGGGCTATCCGCTTCTTTTTCTCTGCTGCGGTCATCTCTCCAGAGGTCTTAGGGGTCTTACTAGAAACCTTTTTAGTGGGTCTACAGTAAGGTGTACCGCGCTTTTCGCCCTTCTTCCGCCCGCACGCTTTACCAGTACGGACATCTTTCCAATCTTCCTTAAACCAGCGTTTTAACGCTGCACCTTTTTCTGTCTTACGAACGGCCACTGTTTCCCCAGTTCTTAGCACCGACCTTACGGCACTTAGCTATGGCACCAGAAGCATAAGCGGATGGGAAGACTTTATAGCGCGACTTCACTTTGTTGTAGCACGCATCTTTAACCGACCCACCTTTCTTCAAAGCTACGGGTTTCATTTTACCCATACCTCTACACTTCATCATGCTCGTGTTCTTCCACGTTGTGCTATGCCATCACGACGATCCTTCTTAACTTTACCACCTGCTTTCATTTCTACCCTCCTAATATTTGAGGGGAGAGTTGCAGGCTCAGACTTCGGCATACTAGACGGTTTAATGGGTGCAGGGTCGTCCATCCGTGTTTTAGCAGCACCTTTTCTTTCTGCCCTACGCTTATCTACGGCAGCACGAGTAGCATCTTTACCACGGCCCGGAATGGAATCGCTAGATTCACGCTTTCCAGCTTTCGTATCTTCCCGCATTTTTTGTCTTGTTGCTTTTCGCGGGGGGTTCTGTACTCTAGTTACT